CTGCTTGTTCGAGCTTGTCGATGACATGTGCGTTCTCGCTGGTTGAGCTTTTGTGCTAAGCTCTTGAGGTTCCTTGGTTTTATTTTAATGGAAGCACTCTTTATTTGTTCAAAGTGTGGTCAACCTTTTGAAAGCAAGTGGCCCGCAAGTGTTCGTTCGCGTTTAAAAAAGAATGGAGCAGTTTATTGTTCAAAAGCATGTTACGCAACAAAGCATGGTGCTTGGTCTAACGAAAGTAAATACCACTCGGAATACAAATCATGGGTGGCAATGAAAGGACGCTGTAGTAACCCTGGATGCAGCCATTACGAACGATATGGTGGGCGTGGAATAACCTATGAAAAAGGCTGGAATGATTTCAATGAATTTTTAAAAGATATGGGGCCAAAGCCAGATCGGAAAATGGAACTAGATCGTATTGACAACGATGGAAACTATTGCAAAGAAAACTGCCGTTGGGCTACGCGTAAAGAACAGACACGTAATCGTGGTGGCAGACGTGCCACGCGCCTTTACACGTTTGAAGGAAAAACAATGTGTATTTCAGATTGGGCTGCAGAAGTGGGTATCAGTCCGCAGTCAATGCAGAAACGATTAAATAATAATTGGCCTTTAGAGAAGGCTTTTTCAAAAGAACGGCACGACAAAAAAGGCTCCACACATGTGAAGCCCAAAGATCAGAACTGAGTTAACGATTCTAAAAAGGAACTGCGTGGCGTGTATAGAGACGCCACGTTTATGTCAGATTCCAGCTCTGTTGCTGGACGCCGAAACAGTGACTTGAGCATTTGCTCTTGCACTGTTGGCTCTTTGAGCGTCTGATTAACCAACAAGTTCTTAAGGATAAAACCCTCAAGGAATTTCTTGGCATCTAAACCAGATGCTCCAGCAGGCTGCGCAGTAGCAGTAGATGAAGATGCTCCAGCAAGTTGCGCCGCTGTCGATGAAGAAGTTAGGGGATCACCCAATGTTGCTTGAGCTTCTTTGTAACGTCTCCCCCCTGGTTTAAACCCAGGAAGAGAAGATGCAACAGAAGTGCCAAAAGAATCTTTGGCATTCAAGTTTACATTTGGGTTGCCACCGAGAATTGTTGCATATGCACGGTCGATTCCCATCTGACCTGGCTTGAAACCACGGTCGGTAAGGAATCTCTCAACGGCAGGCAACTGTTCGGCAATCGTGTATTTGCCAAGTTTTTCTTGCTTTAGATACTTGGCTCGTTCCGGCCCACCAAATTGGATTAAGCCATAGTAGTTACCGCCAGCACCGCCATACACGTTCGGCCTAAAGTTAGACTCCTGGTGGATTAACGCACCAAATTCATAGGGGTCCAGCCCAAGACGTTGCGCTGTTTGGAACACAGCTGCACGATCTTCTGGTCGTAATGTGCCAATGCGTCCGGTAGTCATTTTTGGTTTAACCTCTAGCTCCTACCCAGTTTGAACTTGCCTTGAGACCAGGGATAAAGACGGTTTGCAGCGCAAGAGCCGTAGCTAAATAGGTCAAAGTACGTTTAACAAACTTAGGGCAGAGAATCATGGTTTTAAAGCAACAACACTGGCTCCCATGAATCAAAGGATTCGCGTCCAGTTGGCTGGGCTTACATGCTATGCAACGCCAGGAATATCAACGACTGTTGGCTTGTCCGAGTAACGAAGCAAATAATGCTGCTCGCCGTTGTTCGGCAGGGGTATTAAACGAGAAAGCCTCTAAGGAAATGTCCCCGGCTGGCTGCAGGTTGGTTGCACCAGCATAGGTTGCTTCCGCCGGATTAGTTGGAGGTGGCCCCACGAGGGGCTGAGACTGTTCGCTCAAGAAGCGATTAAACATCTGAGACTTTAGTTGATTTTCAGGAGTATTGAATGTGGTGGCTGGCAGTGGAGTTCCAACAGGTTGAAGATCGGATGCGCCTACGTAAGAAGGAATAGACTGCATTGCACCTTCGCTCAACAAGGAGTCCGGAGCAAAAGGCAGATCTGCTGGGGCGCCCATAAGACCTACATTGATTTGATTCTGAATGGCTTCGTAACCACTTTGGCCAGGCTTGACCTTGGCCGCAAGTTTAGGGTTGCGCTGCGCCCAAATTTGCATGCCAATATCACGAGCAGCATTCATCTCCTCTTGGCTTTTGGCAGCAGCACGTGCTTTTTCATAACGCTGAAGCTCAGGGTCTTGTGCAGTCAATTGCGCGACCCGTGCTTTTTCAGCTTGATATGCACGCTCTGCTGGTGTCGAGGAACTAGCAAGAGGGGTTGCAGAGGCAGCTGGAGGAACAGAAGATCTTACTGGAACGGCGTAATCTGTTTTTTGGCCCGGAAATTTGAATAAAGGAGACGCAGCCATCGGTGCAGCTGCAGCCATCTCAATAAAAGTTTTAGGCTTGGGCTGCGGTCTTTGAAAAACAGAAGATACCACGCCGGCGTCTTTAATCGCCTTAAAAATGTCCATGGCCATAATTACCTCCAAACCTCATGTAAATAAAGACGTGAGCCAACTGCGGTGTCGGCAGGTCCAGGTAATGCCTGGATAAATTCAGCACCAGAGCGTTCGTAACGGTAACGAGCCTGGAAGGGATCTTTGTAGTTGGGAACGTACAGGATGCCAGCAAGACGATTGGTTTCGTAGAGATAAATCTCGTCCCAAACCTTTAGCGCCTCCTTGGCATTGCTGGAGCGAATTGTGCGGTCCACGTCTCCGAGAATGCTTTCAATTCGTGTAGAAGGTGTCGATGCAACTTCTGTTTTCTTCTCAGCCGTATCGCACCGACCAAGTTGAATGACAACCTTGTCATAGAAGTATGAATCCGGAACGGTATTCATTGCTTCCTCTAGCCTGCTGTAATCACCAGCTGGCACGGACACGGTAAAGTAGCCCAGGTGATACCTAACTCTACTTTTGTCAAAGTCAGATAACTGCACGTCTACCTTTCGTTATAGTTTAATTATAAAGTAATCAATTTACCCAACACCTGGCAGGGGTGACTTCATGTACTCAACCAGAAACTGTTGAGACATACTGGGTTGTGGTGCCAGGGCTTCGCCAAGCGTTTGTTCAAGCATTACCTCTTGCAGTGTCTTTTGCTTTGGTTTTGTCAGTTGCAAAAGAGACATCAGTGACGAAAGGTCGTCTCCAGAGGCTTCATTTTTTTGCTGCGTAGAAGCAACTAAATCAGCACCTGGCATGATGTCAGTCAGTTTGCCTTCTGCCGTTTTGTATCGCCCAGTAGCGAGCCATTCAAGCTGCGGATCAGTAATGTACTTTTTGCCCTCAAGTGCCAGGTGAACATGGGTGTCATGTCCTGGATCACCAGGTCCCAAAGCTTCATTAAACAGCCCAAGCTTTTGTGCTCTATAACGAAGCTCGCCGGTACGCTCCTTCCAAGACTTTGCAGGTCCTCCTTTGTAAGCAGGTGCCACATCAGGACGCCAGTCGCGAACATCAATAGCCTGGCCACCAGGGCGATAGTGATATCCAGTTGGAGAGTGCCCTTTCCCTACGCCACCAAATTCTGGATGCTCACCAATGTTTAATCCAACTTTTTGTAAATAACGTCCAACGTCGGCAATACTTCTTTCGGCCATTATCCTTTTCTTTTTATTTTAAAACGAAAAAACCCCTGGTTTCCCAGGGGCTTCTGCGTAAAGTAATTAATCAAACCCTGACTAAGTCGGCTGCCAGAACTGCATCCCAGTCCACACGCTTAATCTGTCTTAACTGCTCAAGGCTATTAAACTTCTCACCCGATAAGGACATCTGAAGATCTTTAATCTCTCTAGCTGTCTTGACACCAATTCCCTTGATATGATCAGCGATCATTTGGGGGGTGGCAGTATTAATGTTTAAACGTGTTTCGGGTGGGAAAACACGAGGCTCTTCTTGGGCAGCCTTATCCTTAACCTGAAGAGTTGCAACTTTTTTTGTTGCTACTTCATCTGGGGTCAATTCAGTTTTGTAAGCAGTGTAAAGGCGACCGTCCTGATCTTCGACCATGAACCAATCGCCGTTATCCCATTCGCTTACAACTTTGACGCGAGCGCCAGTTTTACGATGCTGGTAAAGCATAAGGACCAGATGTTTTAATTCTGGTCCTAGTTTAACCTAATCAGCTAACGGTGCGGCCGAGGATATACTCTTCGATATCTTCGTAGCCAGGTGCGTCATCAGGTTGGATGTAGCACACTTCAACCACGAGATAGCCTTTCAGGCCAGCGTTGTAATCGGCATCAGCCAGATACACACCACCAGACACGCCAGTATCGGTGTTGGTGCCACGGGCGAACACCTTGAAGGTGGTAGCGCCACTGAGGGCCTTGTACACGCCAGAGGGGCCCACGCCGGTCGCACCAGTGGTGGTCAGGAAAGGCGTGGAGCCGAGGGCTTGAGTGCCAGCAGCAAACACGATCTTGGTGGATGCGTCACCAGAGGTGGTGGAGGTGAGGTTGGCCTGCGCGATAGGCTCGCCCACACCGGTCACAGCCACGGGGCCACTGGAGTCGCGACCAAAGGTAACCACGTTACCGGTCGAGGCATACACGCCAGTAGCAACGCGACCATCGCCCCAGCCAGAAGCAACCGAGATCGCAGCGCGATAAACGAAAGCAGGTTGGGTGGCGCTACCAGAGATCACCATGCCGGTGATGTCGGGGCGGGTGTCGTCTTGGCGGTAAGGCGAAGGAACGATCACGCTCATGGTTTGGCCATAGGTGGCTGCATCACCGGAAGTCCAGGACACAGGCACGTAACCGCGCTGTTGGAAGTAGCGGTAGCCAGGGACGGCCAGCACCGAGGTGGGGCCACCCTTGGAGTAATCATTGCTGCCGTCAGCGACGACATCAATGTTCTTATACCAGCCGTTCAGGGCATTGGTCCAGTTACCTGGATAGATCTTCTTGGAAGATAAGTAGGACATTTATTTCTCCGTTAAATTGGATTTATTTTTCTTTATCAGATGGTGCCGTCGTCCTGGACAAAGCTGAAGGCGGTGGTCACGAAGTCCTTGTTCAGGATCTCGAAGCCAGCGTACAGTTGCCAAATAAGGATGATAAAGCGGCTGAAGTCATCGTTGTTGTTGATAAGCACCTGGGCATTAGGACCACCGATGCCAACACCGATTGCTTGAGGACCGAAGAAGTAACCTTGAGCAACTTCTTGGTTGGAGAAGGTGTTAGCACCATCGCTAGCGAAGGTAGCAGACACAGTCTTGGTCGGGAAGTTGGTCGATTCGAAGAACTTGACACCTTCAAACTGAACACCGGTCGGCATCACAGGTTCACCAGCCAGGAAATAGCCCTGACCAGCCTGGGGACCCATGTAGAAGCTGGAGTTGTTAGGCATCATGGGGTTGCCCATGTACATGCCTTGACCGGGGTTGCCGCTGTAGCGAGCAATCTCACGGAAGTCTGGGTCACGACGCAGGTGCATCATGAAAGTAGGATCGCAGATGCAGCGATACAGACCATCAGAGAAGGTAGGAACGTTGCGCTTACGCAGGTCCTTAACAACGGTCAGAAGGTCGGTGCGCACCTGGAACTGCTGCACTTGAGCAGCGTACTCCGCAGAGGTATAGGAGATCGAACCGTTGGCAGCTTTGCCCTTGCTACCAGGGAAGTAGTAACCACCTTGGGTGGAAGAAGCTTCACCGTTGGCTTCGGCTTTGGCTAATTCGTCAATAAAGACGCGGTCGCGCCAGCGACGGTAGTCGTCCAGCAGGGTCAGGCTGCCGATCGACTGGTGGAACATGTTCAGGTTGCCGGTATCCAGCAACAGGCGTTGCGCGGTGATCAGCGTCTCCCGAGCAATCTTGAAGGTCGAAGGCTGGGTAGGATCGCCGGGGTCCGCAGGGCCGGTGTATTCCTTAAGCACCACCAGGACTTTTTCCTTGGTGATGTTACGGCTGTTAGCGGTACCGATGGTTTGGTCGGCAATACGCTCACGGCTGTCCTTAGTACCAGGAGTACCCCAGAACTTGTAGCGGTCTAACTGAACAGTTTGACCGGGCTGACGAGTGAAGTCGTGGACAACCACGGGCTCCACGGCCATCTCGGCAATATAAGCGGGGTGGGGACGGTAAAGTTCCGCACCTAAAATCTTTGGAAAGTCGTTCTCCTGGTCTCTAGTTTCTTAGAGGGGTGGACTATCTCTTCATCCCTGTGGGATGCCGGACGCTAAATCTGGTATTAC